TCGGGAGTCGTAAAAACAGGCGACCCCGTAAGCGCCACTGATCCGGTGCCGCTGACCGCGTATTCGCCCAGCACGCCGCCGTTGTCGTAGAGGACGCGGGTTGTTGTGCCGCCGGTAATTGCGGTCGTACCGACAACGACGGACCCCGATACGGTGCTGGGCGTCGCCCACGCCCCGTCGCCGCGCCAGAACGTGGCGGCGGACGCAGACGTACCGCTGTTCAAGTTCGTGACGGGCAGATTGCCCGTCACGCCTGTCGTCAAGGGTAAGCCGGTCGCGTTCGTAAGAGTGCCGCTGCTGGGTGTGCCCAGCACGCCGCCATTGACGACAAAGGAACCGGCAGAACCGACGTTGACACCGAGTGCCGTCGCAACGCCCGTGCCTAGGTTTGCAGTCGACAGCAAAGTGCCGGATATTGGGAAGGTGACATTGGTCGCCGCTGTAAAAGTGAGCGCCGAAGTGTACGCGCCAACAGTCTGCAACGTGCTGTTGTTTGCCAAAGTAAGGGTGGCCGTCGTGGCCGGGGCCGTCACGACAACCTTGTTGATACTAGCGGCTGTCAGCGCGGCCAGCGTCGTGGCACCCGCCACGGCCAACGTCGTGCCAACGGTAAGACTGCCTGATATTGCAAAGTTTCCCGAAGCCGTCGGGCTGACAAGAATTGGGTTGGTAAGCGTCGGAGAGTCAGAGAACACCAACGAGCCTGTGCCCGAAGTCGGGTAGGGCGCTCCAAACGCATTGGCAAGCCGGATGGGGGTCCCCCCTCGCCGGACGAGGGTCACATATTCGGTCACCGCGTGCCTCCGAACTTCTTATTGAACAGGCCCATCAGGTCGGCACCCGTCTGGTACTGGTTCATGTATGGGTTCGCCCGAAATATCTCAGGTCCGAAGATCGACTTCAATGGGGCCGACTGGTTGGCGATCAGCTTGGGGCCGCCGCCGTAGCCGAAGTGGTGGAGCGCGTAGAGGTTCTGCGACGTCACGGGGATGCCGAGTTCCTTCAGGATGCCGACGCTCTTGGCCGTGTAGTACTCGGTCGCCTGACGGTTCATCGCCGGGTCGAGGATGCCATCTGGAGAGAGGCCGAGGTGTGGGGCTTCCTTGACGATCCCCGCGTAGGTGGCGGGCAGAAGCTGGCCGAGGCCGGAGGCGTTGGTGCCGCCCGCGGTGTTCACCGCATTCGGGTTGTTGCTCGACTCGACGCCGTAGAGCGAGCGGAAGTAGCCCTCCGGCACGCCCGCGACGCTGGCGTTGGGGTCGTAGTCGCCCGTGTCTGGGCCAGCGGTCGGAGACATCGCGGGGCCGCGCACCGGAGCGCCGGAGCCTGCCATGCCTTGGAAGTAGCCGTTGCGGGCGACGCCAGACGTGTCGAGCGCACCGGGACGCATCGCCTCGACGCGCTTCAGGATGTCGTCCAGTTGGCTGTTCTTGCCCTGCTCCGGCTTCATCGCCTTGGCAAAGCCCGCCATCGCCGCGTCGTTGGAGTACGACTCGATGGACGGAAGCTCTGGCGTCTTCGGCGTCCGCGCTTCGAGGAAGGGGAGAGGCTTCGGACGCTGCGGCAGGCGCGTCTTCCCCGGCTCGGGGAAGGCGTCGGGCAGCGCGTAGGCGTCGAGGAGAGATGCCATCAAAGCCCTTCCGTCGCCATCAGGTAGGGAGTCAGAGTCTTCCGCATGCGCTCTTGGCTGGCGTTGCTGAGAACAGCATTGTTCATCGCCTCCCGGTACAACTTCGGATCGAAGATTATCTCACGAATGGCGGCCTGCTCCGCAGACTTTCGCATGCCTCTGGTCAGAGAAAGACCTTCAATGGCCGCCGCGCCAATCACGCCCGCAAGGGCGTTGCCCGTGGCAGTGCCACCGCCTGCCACGAGCAGTGGCAACAGGATGTGCCTGCCTGTTCCCGCCGCGATTTGTGCGAGCTTGCTGCTCTGACGCTCCGCCGTGGTTGATCCGGCGTTCGCTGCTGCGCGGTCACGCGCCGTGTTAATGGCGTTGGCCGTCTCCATCTGCTTCAGGCGGGTCACGACTTCAGGGGGGAGAAGGCGGCGTGCGACGTCGCCCTCTTGGTCGAGCGCCTTCGACAGCGCGCTCTTCCAGCGACCGTTTACCATCGAGCCTTCTTCGCCCAGAACACGCTTGGAGAGATTGTCCCAGTACGCGCGTGCCATTCCGTCGCGTGCCTCGTCGGAGCCAAGCATACCGCGGGCGTCGGCGGCGAGCTTCGCGCGTTCGCCCTTCTTCGCCGCCAGAATGCCGCTGATGACCGCGTCGGGTTCTCCGTTCAGGTAGAAGCGCGCGGCGCTGTGCCTGATCTGCTCCTCGGTGTTCTTGATGCCCTGAGCGGCCAACGCGCGAAGCTGCGGGCTTTGCGTCGCCGCGTAGGCGGCGTGCTTGTCTGCGATGCGCTGGGCAGTGGCGATCTTGCTGAACTCTTCCTTGAGGTCTGGGAAGTGGTCAAGCATGGGGCCGTGCTTGTCGACCCATTCGCGGAGCTTCGCGCCGTTGACACGGCCATTGATGTCTGTCGCATAGGTGGCCATGTCGGTGTGCGCGAAGTCGCGAGTAGCCTGCGCGAGATCGGGATTGGAGCGCACCTGATCGGCCAACTGCTTCATGTTCTGCGCGCCGCGTTCGCCGCCTGCCATCAGCGTGCCTGCGCCCGTGAAGTCCTTGTCCTTCCGCAGGATGTCCGCGACCGTGCCTTCGCGGTAGGGCTTGGCGACATTATCACGCCAGAAGTCGCGGGCCGTGGCATACCGCCCTGCCAACAGCCCCGTCGGCTCGTTGGCGACCGCCCGGTCCACGCCGGAGATCAGCCTGCCGTAATACTCACGTTCTGTCGGGTCCTTCGTCATGCGCTGCTCCGCAGCCAGACGGGAGCGAAGACCCTTCACGCGCTCAAACGGGACATTGGCGAGGAACTGCGGATTTGGCTCCACGGAAGCCGAGTTGTGCAGGAAGTCGTCGATCTTGTCCCCGAGCACCTCTCCCTCTGCGCCCGTCGGCTTCCGCATGGCTTTCGGCAATGCCCACTGCCTGCCTGTCGCCACTGCATCGGCACGGACTTCATCCAGCGCGTCACGCAAGCCGTACATCGGCACACGCGCCGTCTTGTCGGGATCGACCGCGTCGAACAGTTTTCCGCCCGCCGTCTCTGCGGCAGTCTCGGCCTTTTCGAGTTGGCCGTGAAACTGTTGAGCCGAGGCAGAGCGGGCCGAGGTACGCTCGCCGTGGGCGATAGGCGGGAGGCTCGATGCGGCGGTCTCCGCCGAACTTTGGGCCTGCGCCTCAAGACGCGCGGCGCGGGCCTCCTGCTCCGCCGCGCGCTTCGCGGCGTCCTCTCGTATAATTCGGAGACGCTCCTGCGCCTCCGTGGTCATGGCAAGAGGATTGCCCTCTGGCGCAGCCTCGCGCGTCGCGTCCCTGACGACGTTGTCGCCGCGCTGGCGGAGTTCCGCGGGCGTCACCTTCGCACCCGGATAGCCGGGGTCTGGGATGGACTTCTGACTATCCGCCGCAGTCCTCTCCTTTTGGAGAAGCGTGCTGTTTCCGGTGATGCCGCCGGGAGTCGGAGTCCAGCCGTTTATGTCGGGGATGCCAGAGTTGGCATCGTCGAACTGGCGCAGCAACCTCTCCGGCGTGCTGTCGAGTTCCTTGGCGAGGTTCTTGCCTGCCAGCGTGGAATTGCGAGGCGACACAAGATTTCGGAAAAATCCCTGTGGCGTGAAGTATGGCGCGAGCGCGCCGAGTGCCGTGAACTGGCCCTCCGTGGCGGGGCTTGCGCCAGCACTGTGCGCCGCCTCTTGAGCGGTGCCGCCGACAACAGTGGAGGCTACATCCTTGCCACCGTACTGCATGGCCGACTGCGGGGCGGGAGCACGGAAGAAGCCGCTCTTGGGGACGCTTGTGATGGGAGCCGAAGTGCCAAGCAGGGGCTTTGCCGTTTGCGCCAACCGGCCCAGTCCACCGGCACCGACGATCTGCGTCATCAGGTCGGTGGTGTTGTGCAGGGCGCGACCAACGGCGTCGTTGGGTCGCCAGCTTGCGTCCTCTGGCGCAATACCAAGAGCCTGCGCGGCCTGCAAGACGCGACCCTTGTCTCCGGTATGCTCCAACAGCTTTTCCCTAGCTCCTGCTAGGCCCTGTTCCTTCGTCGCGCGCCTCTCCGGCGAGTCAAACATGCCGAAAAGAGATGGGACATGCGTGAGGGCCGCCGTAAGGTAGTTGGGAATATCAGCGAGGCTAGAGAGACCGTGAGCAAGCGGACTGCCGAACTGCTGGAGGTAGGACGGCTCTTCCTTCGGAGCCGGAGTGGCGAAACGCGGATCGCCGCTGCGCTCCAGCGCAGCGCGTCCTGCGCCGGGACTTGTGTCTGCGGGTGGCGGCGCGGTGGGCGGCGTCTGGGCGGGCGCAGCCGCTGCGGGCTGGCGGGACTGCATGAACTGCTTGAGGCGCGCAACTTCATCCGCCGTGGGTACATCCCCGGCGATCTCCACCTTTCCCAGTCCCTCGATTGTAATCGTTCCCACTTACTGCCCCCCGGTAGTAAAGCGGTAGACGCCGTCGGCACCTTGCACCAAGCCGCCTGCGGTCGGTGCAGGAGCGCCCGCTCCGCCGGAAGCCGGAGTCGGCGCGGAGGCACCCGCCCCTGCACCGGCACTAGCTGCCTTCTGGCGCGCGGTTTCGAGGCCCCTCTTGACGATACGGTCGATGAGATCAAGCTGCTCCCTGAATTGCTTCTCGCTCTGGGCGAGGGGCAACGCGGCAAGCGCGTCGGTGGCCTTCGCACCCTCCATCTCGGTGATAGCCCCAGCGCCACGGAGGGAGTCGAACATTCTGAGAAATGCTTGCCCCTTCAGTTGCTGCATTATCGCCTTGAAGTCCTCGCCGGGGCCACCCGGCTTGTTTGGCACATAAGCCCCCCAACCCAACGACGCGGAAAGCCCCGGATGGTTTCTGACTCTTTCTACGGTTGCCATCAACTCTTCCGCCGTGGCGATGGCCCCCGGCAACGCCGCCACGGACTTCGCCTGATCCTCACCAGTCTGCCTGCCCGCTGCGGCCTGCTGTCCCTTCATAAATATCCACTGCGGGTAAGTAACGTCTTTCAGGGCAGGATCGGTTTCTTTGGCCAGCCGGAACTCACGCTCCAGCGCGGGAGCGTTCTTGTCGGCTCCAAGTTTAGACTCCCACACAAGGAAGTCGTCGTAAGTCTTTCCTGTATTCTTTGGGTCCTTGACCCACAGTTCGTACAACTTCTTTTTCGCCGGATCGGCACCCGCAGCGCCCGTCTTAATCTGCGCCGTCTCAATGGCCTGCTGGCCCTTCTCCTGCTGGAGTTGCTGCGCCTTCAACAAGGCTGCGCGATCCTTCAGCGGCTCCTGCTCGAAGCTCGACCGCTTGAGAGTCAGATCAGCCATGCCACGGTTGAACTCGTCGTCGCCCATGCGCTGCTTCTGGATGCCGCCTGCGAGACCGGACAACGCATTGCCAAACTCCTCGCCGAAGTTGCCGCTGCGTGTCGGCTTGAAGAAGCCAGCCGCCATCTGGAGCAGCGGCAGGTTCATCTGACCCGGACCTTCGCCCGTGTGGCCAGCGCGCAAGGCAGCCGCCGTCTCGTCGAGAATACGCTTGGCGTTCTCGACCTCGGCCTGCCGCTTGGACATGACGTCTTCGTAGTCGAGCGCGAACTTCTCGCCGCGCGTCTTGTACTCGTTGCGGTACCTCTCGGCGAGTTCAGGGTTGCGGACGCCCGGATCGCCGCCCAGCGTGTAGGCGAGCGCAGTGGGGACGACTGCGGAGTCGGGGATGTCATCGGCCACGGGGATGTCATCGGCCACGGGTCTGGCTCCCGGCAAAGTAGCCGCCACGCTTCATGGCGGGCATGGGGGGACGCGGCGGGCCACCCATCGGCGGACCTCCGGCAGGCGGTGCCATCGGCATGATCGGCGGCATCTTGGGTGGCGGACGACCGGAGAAAGCCCCATGCGGTGCCTTCTCCTGCTCCGCCGCGCGGCGGCGCGACAGCGCGCCCTGCTGGGACCGCTTCGTGTTCTGGCTCATCGCCTTCACGACAGGCGCGTGGCCGCCCGCGGCGAACTTCTTGGCACGCGCGAGCTTGGCGAAGTGTCCACCGCGCTTTGCTCCGGGCATCTGCGTGGGGAAATTGCCGCCCGCAAGGGTGTATCCGCCGACCTGCCCACCACCACCGCCGAACAGGTTGCCGAGGCCGCCCAGAATGTTGCCGCCCGCGCTTGTGCCGCCAGCACCCGGTGTGAACAGGGACGCCGCCGTGGTCAGGCCACCGAGGATCGAGCCGAACGGAGACGTCGAGCCGGTGTTGTTGGTGCCGGAGTTCGACGTGGACGATGCGGTCTGCGTCGTCGGAATCTGGAGACCCGACTGCGCGTCGCGCATGAAGTTGACCATCTGGTAGGGCCACTGGATGCCCGCCTGACGCTGTTGCTCCGCGTAGTCCAACTGCTGTTGCTGGAGAGCCTGCTGTTGCTGGCCGACGTTGACCTGTGCGCCTGCATTGGTGAGGCCGAGGCCGCTCGCCGTCTGCGCGGCACCCATGCCCGTCTGCGCCAAGTTGAGGCCCTGCTGGGACCCCATGTTGGCGAGGCCGCCTGCCGTCGTGGCAAGGTTGCCGTACTGGTTCATCGTCTGATTGGCGAGGTTGCCCTGCGTCTGGCCGAGGCTGGCGAGACGGTTCTGGTCGGCGTTGAACTGCTGGTTCAGGTTGTTGTAGTTGTTCGACGTCGCGGTCATCGCGTTGCCGTAGGCAGTGTTGCCGAAGTCGCGAAGCGTGCGGCTCAGTTGGTTGTTGTAGTTCTTCCGCCCAAGCTGACCGCCCGACGTGACGAACTGATCCATCACGCCGGGGAGCGTCTTCTCCATCAGGCTCTGGGTGGCAAGCTGGTTGCCGTAGCCGATGGCACCCGAGAGGAACGGATTGGTGTACTGGCTCGCGGCCCCCGGCCACGTCTGGCTGGCGGCCCGCATCCACGGCTGCGCGGCCTGATAGCCACCCGGCTGCATGGCCGCAGCGCCCAGCGCAGGCGCACCGGCATTCCACGCATTCGGCGTCTGGGCCGCCGTGTTAAGGCCTGCCATCGCCATGTTCTGCGCGGGCATGTAGTTCGCGCTGTTGCCCATGATGTTGCCCCAGCCAGTCTGCATGGCCGGGGTTGCGGGCGCGTATCGGTTCTGCGGGGAGGGACCGGGCTGGAACGGCCGCGCGCCAAGGTCCTTCGCCGTCGTCAGGATGTTGTTGACGTAGTCGTTGTACTGCGGCGTGTAGTTCGTCGAGCTATTCGAGTTGCTCGTCGAGTAGGCGTTCTGGCCGCTACTGCCTTGGAACATACCGGGCATCAGACGACCCTCATCATGGTGACGGGGCCTTCAGCCCAGCCGAGATTTCCAAGCCACCGCTTCCAGCCACGCCGACCGATGCCGACGATGGAGGTGCAGTCCTCGGCCTTGGCAATCTCCGTCAGGCGCTCGTCGAACTGCTTGAACCACTGCGACATCCGGCTTCCACCAAGAGCGATCACGTCCAGTATTTTGCCGCGTGCGGCAGTGATCACTCCGGTGATGAATGCGGCGACGAGACCGTTGCCGCTGCAAATCAGCCAGAGCGTGGTGTGCCCGCTCTCGACGTCGGCGCGCAGCGACTCCACCGACCGCCACGAGTCAGAACGCTCGATGGCGCGCTCGAACAGCGGTGCCACCTCCGGCCACACGACGGCGATGTGCTCCGGCTTCACCGGGTCGATGCCGAAGGTCGTGCTCACGACTTGCCTCGCGTCTTGCCGCGCATGTAGGTTTCTGGGCTTTTCGCGTCGGGCGAGAACTTGCCCTTCGCCAGCGCCTTGCCCTTCTGGCGGCGGATGCCGCTTCGCATCTGTTCGAGCTTGCGTGCTCCCGCCTCGTTCGAGCCGTTGCCCAGCATCGAGACCGACTCGGCGTCGACCACGAACTCGCCGGGGGACAGTTTCGCATCGACGTGGTCGCTGCGACCGTCGCCCTGACCATCCTCGGAGACGTAGCTGCCGCGGGCGTAGTCGTGCCGCATCGGCATGCCCATCATCAGGTCGGCAGGGTAGCCGCCGCGCATCATGCGGAGGTAGCCGCCGTTGGCGAAGGCGCGGGGCTGGCCGCCGTTCTGTTGCATCTGCTTGACGTAGTTCACGAGGTCCATCGCCATCTGAGGCGTCAACCCGCCCGCGGGCACGCCCGCCCCCGGCTGCTGGGGGTAGGGTGGGAGACCCGCGCCACGCGGGCCTTGCGGCATCGGCATGCCCCTCGCAGGCATGCCCTGCGGCATCGCAGACTGCGCTTGAAGCTGGCCCTTGTAGCCATACGGTATCTGCGACGGAGGTGGTGTGGGCATCGGCCCCCGAGGCATCATCGGTGGGGGCGGTGGGGGCTGTTGGGGCATCGGCGGCATCATGCCGTCCATCGGAAGCTGGACAGGCGAGCCGAGACCCCCCGGCCCCATGTTCATTCCCTGACCCGGCATGCCCGCCCCTTGGAAAGGAACGGCCATCTGCTGTCGCAGATCGGGCGGACCCTGCGGTGCCGCGTTTGGCAGGTTCTGCTGGGGAAGCTGCATCGGCGGCCCGTTCTGGGCGGGCGGAGCACCCTGCGACCACTGGGGAGGCATCGGCGGACGCATTGCGGTCTGGATGACGCGGGTGATGAGGGGGCCAGACGAGATGCCCCCGCCCTGTGGCTCAGGGGCCAACGACAGGGCCTCCGGCGGTGCCTGCGATGCCGGTGCCTGCGGCTGGCGCGCACCTATCAGGCGGCCCAAAAAGCCGCCCCCCGGACCACCGAAGGACCGGGGATTGTCAGCGAACTCCCGCTCGAACTGCCTCGCGGCGTTTGCGTCGGTACCCTCGCCGTTGTTTGAGAAATAACCAGCCATAGACGCGGACTCCCGTAATGGGCTTATCCCCGCGCCAAGCCGCAACCCCTGTCGGGTCGGACCTTCCGTGCCGGTAGAGCCATATTTTAGCACACTCAGGGGCCTTAGCCAGCCCCCGTTAGACGTTTACCGTAAACTTCAAGGCCCGCGCCCAAGCGTCCCAAGTATCGAACAGGTCGTGGCGGGGTGCGTCGGGGACCGCCCTCGTGACAAAATCCGCAAAGACACGCCAGTCGGTCTCGGGCGCGACTTGGTTCCGCAGGTCGGCGTTGTAGCCGACGACCGTGTCGGCCCAGTCCTGCCACTGGAGACCCTTGGGGTCAGGGACGAGAGTCAGAGTCAGAACTAATCCTCCCTGCGCCCGTCGGAGGGCTGAAAGTGGATCACCGGGGAACCACAAACGTAGTTGCCCCCGGCCACGTTGCTCTCGACCTTGAACTTGGTCAGACGCCCGGTCTTCTTGAATTTGACCAACTGCTCGTTGGCGGTCGGGTTCGCCGGGATCACGATGGCGTCGCTGACCTGCTCCGTCGCCCGCGCGTTGGCGCGCGAGGTGACATAAAAGTTGAGGTCGCCGACTTGATCGTAGTCGGGTTCGAGGAGGCTGTAGGAGATCGCCTTGTCGTCGCCAAGCTGGCCAAGTTGCTGCGGCTCGACGATGCTGAATTCCGACGTCTCGAAGTACGACCTAATGGCAAGACTTGTGGAGCGCGGCCCGCTTACTTCATCGACACCTGTCTCGTGGCTCCAAAACGAGTACTTACCCGTGTCGTCGTTGAGGACGACGCCCGTCATAAAGGGGGCGGGGCATGTGACGTTGTAGGCCCCGGCGGCGCGGCCCTCATTAGGCAACGCCGTGTCGTACCAGTAGTTCTTCTCGTAGTTGTAGATTACCGCGTGCGAGCACTCAGTCGCGTTGCCGAACGGGAAACACCACCAGATTTCATTAAATGCCGGGACCTTGTAGGCAAACGACTTGTTGCGATACGTCAGGTTGATGTTGTCGAGAAACCAACGCCTGTTGAACTCGTTGGGGATGTCCCGCACGACGCCGTTGAACATCAAGAACCCGGTCATCGTCGCCCAGTAGTAGATGCCGTTGTGCTCGATGATGCAGTTCTGGCCCATCAGAGAACCCGACGTTGTGAGCGTCGTCATGTTCCAGAAGGTAGGAGTCCCGACATACTGTGCGAGGATCACCGCGTCGATGGCCCAGAATATGCCCGCGGGGGCGGACGAACCACGGATCGGCAGGCCCTTCAGGATTTTGGTGGGAACGGGGCGCGACTCACCGCTGCCAGAGCCAGTAAAGTCAAACGAGTTGACCGGGCTGGACCACTTGATAAGACCATCGTGCCCGTAAACGAACACCGACGTTCCAATGGCGCACAGGCCACCCGACGTAAAGATGGGGGTGCTTACGTCACAGGAGCCACCTGACACCCACACATTAGTGAAGGTAGACCCAACGAGGTCGAACGTCGTAGGAGAAATATAGGTGACCGTCCACGTCCCGTTCGCCTCGACTGTTCCCACAGTCCCGGTGATCACGGCATTGTCGCCTGTTGCCAAGGCCCCCACCGAGGCCACCGTGACGCGGATCAGGCCCGCGCCGTTGTTTGCCATTCCGGTTGCAATCAATGTGAAAAGGCTGCCTGCATCCAATATGGGGTCGAGTGCCGTGTTAAGCGTGACGTCGCCGTAGTAGCAGGGAAGCTCCGCCGTCGAGGTGAGGTTCAGCAGGGAGGGTGTCGCCGCCGCGATGATCGCCGTTGACGTGTCTCCCGCGTAGTAGAGCGAGTCGGCCTGCCACAAGTTCAAGGCGGAGGGAGCATATCCCGCCGGAGTGCGGTCAGAGATGCCGCTGGAGAGGTCGGTGTTGTCGTCGACATAGAACCTTTGAAAGGAGGTAGTCGAGCCGACGTGTATGTTACAGACGCCGTCGTTTGCAAACAGGTGTATGCAGCGCGCGATGCCGTCGATGTAGCGTTCCGTCTCCGCGTAGCCGCCCATCTTGCGCGGGCGGTCCTGATAGAACCGCGCCCACAACATGTCGGAGTAGGTATTCCGCGCCAACTGCGTCCCGTCGCGACGCAGCCCCGGCTGGGACAGCACCAGTTGAGTCTTGGGCGAGGGGAAGTTCTGGTCAGCCACCGCGCACCTAGGTCTTGATGATGTAGTTCAAGACGATGGTGGGCTGCACAATGTTAGCCGCCGTGCCGGAGCCAGTGCTTGACGTAACTGTCGTCGTGTACCCGGTAGACTGCATGGCATTACCACCACCCGACACACCTCCGCCCCCGTTATAGGAATTTTGAAGCGCCCCGACATTTGGATCAGCCGGGATGGGGTGTGTATGCGCCACCATCTCGGCGGTCGTCTGGACGTGAGACTTTTCGCCACCGACGGCGGCCAAGGTCGCGGCTCCCGTAATGCCGCCAGTAGGTCCGCTGCCCAGTCGCCCCGCGCCACCATCGACACCGGCCACGACGCGGCCTCGCAGGTCGGGCACGTTAAAGTTTAACCCGGCCCCACCGTAGGTGTAGCCGATGACGGCAAAGAGGGCAGGCTGGGCGGCGGTAGCATACGAAGTCGCGTCACACAGAACCCAACTTGAAGGCGCGGCTGATCCGCCATAGGGAATAATTGCCCCTGTGGGGACAGCCACAATTGCGGCAACCGCCGCCTCAACGTAGGCCGTGCTCGCCGCTAGGGTAGAGTTATTAGAGGGAGCCTGTGTGCCGACCACGGGGTTCACGAGCGTCGGACTCGTGGCGAATACCGCCAGACCAGTGCCGGTCTCGTCGGTCATCTGCCCCCGCAGCGTGGCCGACGAGAACGCCGTCACCTGCGTAAGCGGGATGGCGATGTCGCCGTCGCCCGCATTTGTGATGCGCCCCTGCGCGTCGACAGTGATGCCGATGGTCTTGTTGAGAGCGCCGCCGTAGGTGCCGGGAGTCACCGCCGTGTTGGCCAGCGCGACAGTGCCGGTGGTCGTGATCGGGCCGCCCGTAAGGCCTGTGCCGGTCGCCACGCTGGTGACGGTGCCAGACGTGGCCGTGAATGCGATCCTCATGTTCGCACCATCCGACCGGAGGATTGAAAAGGCCCCCTGCGTAACGGCGACGCCCGCGTCTAATGCTCCGGCGCGAAAGGTAACAGTATAGGCACCCGTCGTGTTGTTGTAGACAAACCAGTACCCGGCACCGACGCCGTAGTCGACTATCTGGTTGCCAGTAAGCGCGCCTGTGAAATTCTGTATTTGCGCTTCTGTCTGCACGGCAGAGAGTGTGACGGTGCTGGGGCCACCGGCAATGCCGATGGACTGCGCGGTGACGGTAGACGTGACGGCACGACCGTAGCCAACGGTGCTGAACTGAACCCCATCGCAGAAGACAATGCAGCTTTCCTCCGGCTGAAGAACCTTTGTCGCTGCGTTGTCAATGGTCTCGGCCCCCGCCGGATTCAGAGTCAAAGTCCCTGTTCCTGCATTGATAACGTAGGCGAACCACCCGCTTCCCAACGTGGCGGCGGCGGCAAACGCCCACACCACAGAGCCGCCGCTGCTTCGGACAACGCTTGCGGTGTCGTTCACCCCAAACGTGTAGTTTCCCGTCAAGGCAGTTGTCGGGAGGTTCTGGTTGAGGAGAGTCGTGACGGCAGCGAGGCCGTAGCCCGCCAACGACGCCGCGCTGGCCGAAGACGTCCCGGTGCCGAACTGCACCGACTCCCACGTTCCCGCATCCGTCGAGTTGTCGGTTAGGTAGAAGTACCACGACTCCCCGGACGCGACGGTGCCCAGCGTGTTGCCCGCGTAGTCATGCACCGAGAAGAGGTTGGCACCCGTGTTGCGGATCAGAACATCCTGACCGACGCTGACGAGAGACGCCTTTGGAAAAGCAACGGAGAGCGCCGCTACGCTCGCGACAACGTCGAGCTTCGCCGCCATGACGTCGCTGCCGTCGAGCGCCTCAAAACTCCAGACAAGATTGAGATCGACCGCGGTCGTGTACGCGGCATACGACAACATCGTCGGGTTGATCGTCTGGCCGCCGAAGACGCTCGTGTAGCTGCTCATGCCTATGCTCCAGTCCGCAGCAGGGCGCGGTCGACGACCTTCTGCAATTCCTGTCCGTTGATGTTGGCGAACTGCTCGTCGCGCATCGACTTCCACAGAGGCATGCGCGAGTCGTTACGCAGGAACGGTTCCATCGCAGTCAGGCACTCGTACAGGAGAAGGAAGGGCGTGAACTGAGTCAGGTAGTTTTGCTGGTTGGCCGAACTTAAAAGGTCAGGCAGGCGGTACACCGTTGCCTCAAAAGGGTAATTGTTGTCGGGCGTCGGCGCAATGATCCAGTGGTTGAAATCGTAGTCGGAGTACCACTGCGGCTGCCCGTAGCTCGTATCGTCCGGTGCAACAATGCGGAGGTACTCATAGGAACGCACGCGCAACGTGACGCGCGTGTTATTACTGGTGCCCGTGCCAATGTTGATAGACACGGTGTTGCGCCATCCCTGCGGCTTGTCGATCACGTTGACCTGCTGCTGCATGGTCGACGTGATGACGTCCCGGTAGCCCTGTATCTTCAGCTTGTCGGCCAGCGAGCGTTCGCTGTTGTTGATGATTATTGGTATCTGGCGCAGCACCGTCTCGTCGGACGTGTTCCCACGTTCAAGGTACGCCTTGATGTCCTGCACCAGAGAGTCGTAGGTCATCGCCGCGGCGGGGGAGTTATTTACCGTCACGGCTCATTCTCCCAATCAATGTAGTCGGGCTGAGTCAGCGCCACGTCGGGGCGCACGAACGGCAACGTGACTTGATCCGGCATGCGCGCGGCCATGCGGTAGGGGTCGAAGTTGTCGCGGTCTTTCTCGCACACCATGAGGCCGGGGATGTTGGGATCAGACATAAGTTCGCCCAGCGCCATCTTGCGATTGCATCGCGCGCAAATGCCGATGCCCAGCGTCGCGTTGCCTGTGGTGTCAAGGAACCTAGGCATGCGTCACCGAGTGTACGCATAAATGCCGGGGTCGATGTTGACCGGGGAGTTGTCGCGCTCTTCCGCCGTCGCGAGCATCACCGCCTCCTGCTCCTCCGACACCAGCATCGGGTAGCGAGCCATGTCGCCCTCTTCGAGCGAACGACAAAGACGCCGCGCAAGCATGGCGCAGATCGCGTCGTACCAGCGGCGCGGCACGTCAACAGCCTGCGTGACGTCCGTCACGTCGATCAGCATCTCATGCGTCCAGATTACAAGGAGGTCGTACTTGGCGAGATTGTTGGGCACTGGCCACACAAGCAGGTACGGCGCATCTCGGTCGCGCTGCTGATACCAGTTGAGTATCTGGCCGCCCTGCGTCTTGTTGGGCATGGCGGTGTAGTCGTCGATATTCCACGGACCCAGCACGATTTCCTGCGGCGTGTTGCCAAAATAGAGTTCTCGCACCGAGAAGAAATCGGACGCGCTCACGCTTCTGACTCTCCAGTAAAGCGCGGCGGGAGCACCAGCCAAATCGACCCACAGCCACTGCTCGTCGTCGGACGTGGTGGTTGTGGAGGTGAGAGGCGTGTAAGACACGCCGTCGTTGCTGTACTCAAAAAACAGGCCGAAAGTGCCCGCGCTGCCAAACAGGATGCCAGCAGTGGTGATCTGCGTCGCGGTGGTGAACACCGTGCCAATGCTGCCGTTGACCGCCGTTTGGGTGCAAGCGGTATCGAAGTCGTCGTCGAAGGCCAGCGACGCGGTGCCGCCCATATCCGAGAAGGGCGTCCCCGTCTGGCGGAACATCGTTCGCCGGTTGACCGACAAGACAGAGTTTGTGTCGGGGGGCAGCGGCACCTCGTACTCGTTGAGGTAGCACGGCACCAGCGACTGCTGGCGCTTCCAAAGCTGGATGCCGCGATTCACAAGGCTCGTGAACATAAGGCTAAACTGATCAAGAGACTTCTCGACAATCTCACTGGTCAGCTTGGACGGCGGGATGCCCGCACGCGAACACGCTTCCTCGACAAACTGAACTGCCGTAAAGGGCCGGACATCTCCTGTGCTGTTTACGGACAAAGGCATGCCGGGGCCTCTTTACTGTGCGCCAGACTGGATGACCCGTATGACGAGGTTCTCGGGGCTTGCCGCCGTGGTGATCTGGTAGCGGATGGCAATCATCGGCGTGGTGATGTTCTCCACGAACGCGCCCGTCTTGCCCGTCGTGGTGGCTGAGTCGAACCACGTCTGCGTGCCGTTGGCCCACGTCGCGTCGAACACCGCGTCGTAGGTGTACTGGAGCTTGTAGGTCCCGCCCGTGGACGAGATGACCGCGGCGGCGACGTCGAACGGAGTCAGATACTGGTCGAGCACGATGGGCTTGCACGACCCCTTGCCGTTCACACCGACCGTGAATGCGGCGGCGGCGGCGGAGACGTAGATGCTCGACACCGTGTAGAAGTTCTTGGTGCTGACAACTGTCAGGCCCGCACCCGGTCCCGTGATCGTCTCGGTGAGCACGGAGCCGTTGCGGTCGCTGCCGGTCGCGAGGAAGGTCAGGCTTGAAAGGTTGGAAGCCGAGAAAATGGTGATGATCTGCTGGTCGCCCATCGTGGCCACACCACCAGAGGCAAGCGCGCCGTTGATAACGGCGTTGGCCGCGCCCGACGTCGTCTGACTGGCGCAGATGCCGTCGGCATCGAGAACAGATGGCGCGTAGGTAAGTGAAATCGCACGCATGCAGTTCTCCTAGAAGAAAGAGAGGAGGAGCGCCCCGGATGGGCACTCTTCCTGAAACTATGTTAGGCCGACGGCGATCCGTCAGCGGCGTTTGGCGCAGTAGATGTAGTCGACCGTCAGAACATGCGCCACGGCAGAAGCGTTGAGGAAGCCAATGGTGGGCGTCATCGCGACGACGGGAGACACCGACGCGGTGCTGAACGAGCCAACGAAGGTTCCGTCCAGATATGCTCGCCACGTTCCATCACTGGCCGTGTAGTAGAGCACTGCCTCGTTGAAGGTATTGGCAACCACGTTGCCCAGCGTGACGCTGGTCGACGTGCCCGCCTTGCGGACGCTGGCAATCAAGGAAGCCGCCGCGGAGGCCTTGTAGAAGAAGATGCCGTTGAGGGGCAGCGAGGCGACCGGGGTCGTATCGGCAATCGCCAGACCAATCAGAAAGCCGTTCGTGTTGGCGGCGGCGGACGAGGTTTTGAAGCGGGCGGCGATGACCGCGTCCTTGCCTGATTCCCAAAGGAACTGCGTGGCGGCAGTGGTTCCGCCGTCGCTGGACAACTGGATCGAGGACGCATCGGTCGCGCCCGCCGAGACGTTGGTGATGGCAAACTGGCCGCCTTCGCCCGCCGCGACGATG